AGATTGATTGAGTTAGGAAACGGAACAACAGGAACACCAGCAAATGATATGGGTATTGTTCTTGAAAGAGGAAGTTCAGACAACGCATTTATGGGTTGGGACGAAAGTGCAGATAGTTTCATATTAGGAACAGGTTCATTTACAGGAGCAAGCACAGGCGATCTTACAATTACAGCAGCAGATTTAGTAGCAGCAGAAATTACAGGAACAAATGGAGACTTCAGTGGCAACATGGGAGTTGGAGGTAATATATCTGTAACAGGAACTGTAGATGGTAGAGATGTAGCAACAGATGGTAGTAAACTAGATGGTATAGAGGCAAATGCTACAGCAGATCAAACAGATGAGGAAATACAAGACATAGTAGGTGCTATGTTCTCTAGTAATACTGAAACAGGTATTACAGCTACTTATCAAGACGCAGACGGAACAATAGATCTAGTAATAGGAACACTTAACCAAAACACAACAGGTTCAGCAGCTAAGTGGACAAATGCTAGAACACTATCCTTTACAGGAGATGCTACAGGCTCAGGTTCTGTAGACGGAAGTGCAAACGTAGCAATAGCTCTTACTATTGCATCGGACGCAGTAGAACAATCAATGATAGCAGATGATGCTGTAGGTTCAGATCAAATTGCTAACAATGCAGTTGCATTAAGCACACAAACAACAGGTAATTATGTCGGTTCTTTAGTAGCAGGCGATGGTATAACATTAGCTAACAACTCTGGAGAAGGAGCAACACCAACAATTACAGGAACAGCTATATACAACGCAGCAGGAACAAAACTTAACTAGGAGTAATAATGGCTTTATCAACTAGAGTAGGTCTACAGGAATATTGTTTAAGGAGACTAGGTGCTCCTGTCATAGAAATAAATGTTGATGAACAACAAGTCTCTGATCGTGTTGATGATGCCCTACAATTTTATCAAGAGTATCACTTTGATGGTGTAGAAAGAACTTATGTTAAACACCAAGTAGAAGGCTCTAAGTTAAAACTAACCACTAACATAGCAGAAAACTTTCAGAAGAATGAACTTGTTACAGGCGGAACATCTGGTGCAACAGCCAGAGTAGCAAAGACAGAAGGACAGTTCATTATTATAGAACAAGTAAAATCAGGAACCTTTGTAGCATCTGAACAATTAACAGGTTCAGAATCAGGCACAACAGGAACACTTACACCTACAGGATTCTATGTAGAAGGAGATATAGAAAAAGGTTATATACCTATTAGTAACAATATACTAGGTATCAATAGAGTATTTAACTTTGGAGGTGCAGCGACACAAAACAATAGAGACGGTCAACTATTTGATCTTATGTATCAGTTTAGAATGAACGATCTTTACAACTTAATGGGAGCAGACATGGTATATTATACTGTCGTCCAATCTCACTTAACAACATTAGAAAAACTTCTGGCAGGAGAAAGACAGATACGTTGGAATAGAAAAACAGATAGATTGTATATAGATACAGACTGGGATGCTACATTTGATGTAGGAGATTTTATTGTAGCAGAGGCTTTTGCTATATTAGATCCTGAAACATACACAGAAGTTTATGATGATATGTTCTTAAAAAGATATGGAACAGCTCTTATAAAAAGGCAATGGGGAGAAAACTTGAAGAAGTTTCAAGGAATACAAATGCCAGGCGGTGTTATTTTAAACGGAGATCAAATCTATGGAGAGGCAGTCCAGGAGATAAATCAAATAGAAGAAGACATGCAGAAACGTTATGAACTTCCTCCTACATTTATGATAGGGTAGTGGAATGCCAACAAATTTTTATTTCCAATCAGGCAACGGACAAGGCACAACTAACGAACAACGATTAGTAGAAGATCTTGTAATAGAAAGTCTTAAAATATATGGACACGATACCTATTACTTGCCTAGAACCTTAGTAAACAAAGACACAATATTTGACGAGGATGAACTATCTAAGTTCACACAAGCATATCCTATTGAAATGTATCTTGATAATGTTAATGGTTACGAAGGACAGGGAGATATATTTACACGTTTTGGTTTAGAAGTTAGAGACCAAGCAACTTTTGTATTAGCAAAAAGACGTTGGGAGGACATGGTTCAAACCAGCGGCGGAACATTTACACAACAACTAAGACCTTCAGAAGGCGATCTTATATACTTAGAAAAAACAAAATCTCTATTCGAGATTAAGTATGTAGACTTTCAAAATCCTTTCTATCAACTTAACCAAATATATGTTTATAGATTGGTTTGTGAACTATTCGAATACAGTTCAGAGGATTTGGATACAGGTATTTCAACTATAGATGCCATAGAAACAGCATACTCTCAAGACATGTTAGAGTTCCAAGTAAAATTAGAAAATGGTTCTCTATTACTAAACGAAAGAAACGGCTCTATAATTACAGAAGATTATTCAGTAGGTAAATCAGAACCTATAGACAATGCAGACTTTGATAGTTTAGTTACATTAGAAGGCATATTAGACTTTAGTGAGAAAAATCCATTTGGAGAGATAGGGGCATAGAATGTTTAAGGATAAGTCATTTTACCACTCACATATAAGGAAGGCAGTTATAGCCTTTGGAACTATATTTAATAACATAAATATTGAACGTAAAGATAGCACTGGTGCTGTAGCACAGACTTTAAGAGTCCCTTTAGCATATTCTACTAAACAAAAGTTCTTAACAAGAATTGCCAGGGTGCCAGACTCTACAACAAGGGGAGAAGTAGCTCTTACATTACCTAGAATGGGTTTTGAAATACAAGGCATACAGTATGATCCTAGTAGAAAGACAACTATAATAAATAAGAATAAAGCCATTGGAACAGGCGACGACGCAGATACAGTAAGAGTAGCATTTAATTCTACACCTTACAACATGAACTTAGCTCTGTATTGTTTTGCCAAAAACCAAGACGATGGCCTACAATGTGTGGAACAAATTATTCCATACTTCAATCCAGACTTTAATGTAACAATTAATGATCTGCCAGAACTTGGTTTGAAAAGAGATATAAAAATAACATTAGATAACGTAACGTATGAAGATGAATATGAAGGTGAGTTTGCCAATAGATTAAGTATAGTATGGACATTGAATTTTACTATGAGGCTTAATTTTTACAGTAACGTGGCAAATCAAGGTGTTATTAAGAAAGCAATTGCAGACATATATAATGATCCTACATTGTCCTTAAGCACGTTAAATGACAGAGCTAGATTAACAGCTAGTGTCAATCCATCTTCGGCAACACCGCTAGATACATTTACGTTCTTGGAGGATTTCGATGAAACGTTCGAACAATAAAAATCCTTTTGAAGACTTAGATAAGAAGTTCAATACAAAAGAAGTCACAAAAGCATTAGAAGAAAACTTAAAAAAGACACAAGAAGAAAGACAATTACCTGCCGTAGATATGTCAGAAGAAGATAAAGACGCTTTATTAAGAAAACAACAAGAAGAGGATTTACAATATGCTAGATCTATTCTTAAACAGGCAGAAGCATATAACGATGAGGCTATACAAGGTATAATGCACATAGCTCGTAATTCAGATCAACCTCGTGCTTATGAAGTTGCAGGAGCACTTATAAAGAACTTACAAGACACAGCAAAAGACATGATAGACGTTCATGAAAGACATAAAAGAGTTACACAAGACAAAACAACTAAAGGCACAATAAAAACACAGAACAATTTATTTGTAGGTAGCACAAAAGATTTACTGAAAGCAGTAAAGGACGAAGAACAAAGAACAATAGACGTAACACCAGATGACCCAAGCTGAAGGAAATAGTTATCATGGTAATCCTAACCTTAAACCGTTAGCATATCAACATGATTTCTCAGAAGAAGAGATAAAAGAGTATATAAAGTGTAAGGATGATCCTGTATATTTTATAGAAAACTATGTAAAGATTATTACATTGGATAAAGGTCTGCAACCATTTAAGTTATACGACTGCCAAAAAGAGAAAGTAGAATGTATAATGAATAACAGACGTGTGGTGTTAATGGAAGGCAGACAACAAGGTAAAACAGTAACATCAGCAGCTTGTATCTTACATTACACTATATTTGAAGAAGATAAGACAGTAGCTATTATGGCTAACAAGTCAGCAGCAGCCAGAGAAGTTCTAAACAGATATCAAATCATGTATGAAAACTTACCTATATGGATGCAACAAGGTGTTAAGACTTGGAATAAGGGAGACGTAGAACTAGAAAACAATAGTAAAGTATTAACAGCAGCAACCACAGCAGCAGCCATTAGGGGTAAATCTGTAAACTGGTTGTATATTGATGAGGCAGCTATTATACCTAACAATGTGGCAGATGAGTTCTTTACTTCTGTTTATCCTACTATTTCTGCTGGTGAGACAACAAAAATTCTACTTACATCTACGCCTTTAGGTTATAATCACTTTTGGAAGTTTTGGAATGAGTCATTAGAAGGAGTAAACGGCTTTACAAATATGTTTATACCTTACTATGAGATACCTGGAAGAGATGAAAATTGGTTAGAAGAACAAAAACAATTACTAGGAAATGTAAAATTTAACCAGGAGGTTATGTGTGAGTTCCTAGGTTCTACCAATACACTTATAAACGCACAAACCATAGCAGCACTATCTACTAAAACACCTGTATATGAAAAAGCAGGACTAGACATATATGAAGAGCCACAAGAAGGACATTACTACGCTATAACAGTAGATACTTCCAGAGGTATAGGCGGAGATTACTCTGCTTTTATAGTAGTAGACATAACCGAGATGCCATATAAAGTAGTGGCAAAGTATAGAGACAACACAATAGCGCCTATGTTATATCCAGATGTTATAGGAAAAGTAGGCAAAGACTTCAATGATGCTTTTGTTTTAGTAGAAATAAATGATATAGGACAACAAGTAGTAGAGATATTACACCAAGAAATAGAATACGAAAACATATTAGCAACAGTAAACGAACAACAAAAACAATATATTAGTCCAGGTTTTGGTAAGAAAACAAAACATGGAGTTACAACATCTAAACAAGTTAAAAGACAAGGGTGTTTTGCATTCAAGTCTTTACTAGAAGAACAGAAATTATTGATATTTGACGAACATATAATACATGAAATATCTACATTCACAGAAAAAGGTGCCACTTATCAAGCAGATGAGGGTTATCATGATGATTTAGTTATGTGTCTAGTATTATTTGGTTGGTTGTCCAGCCAACAGTTCTTTAAAGAGATGACAGATATCAATACAAGAGAAGGATTATACAAAGCTCAAATGGGAGATATAGAAACTAATCTAACTCCTTATATAAGAGTAGATGGACAGGAAGAAGAGGCAGAAGTTATAGACGGAGACTTATGGCTAACCGACGATGCATACAATCCTAAGAACTTACAAAAGAAACTTAGGAATATGATAGGACAAGTAGCCCCTAGATCTCGTAGAGAGTAGTGTATATACAATATAATTTAACTGTATATACAAAAATGAAAGTCTAATATCTGCCATTTATAAATATGATTGATGATATTAAAAAACTTGTGTCATTCATAAGATAATATAAACCGAGGAGAAAAACATGGCATTTCAGCTATCACCAGGTGTCCTAGTAACTGAAAAGGATTTTACCAGCGTTGTCCCAGGCGTAGCATCAACTATTGGTGCATTTGTAGGGGATTTCCAGTGGGGTCCAGCAGGCGAGGTCACAACAATAAGTTCTGAGAACCAACTTGTAGAAAGGTTCTTTGAGCCAAATGATACGAATGCATCAGGCTGGCTAACAGCAGCATCGTTCTTGGCTTATGGTAATAATTTAAAAGTCGTAAGAGTTTTAGATGACGACACCGCATTAAACGCAGGCGCAACTGCAGGTGTTTTAATTAAAAACGAAGATGACTATGTAAATAACCACAGCTCCGGTGAAGGTTCTAATGGAATGTGGGCAGCAAAATACGCTGGCGCTTTAGGTAACTCCCTACAAGTGTCATTTGCAGACTCCAGTAACTTTGATAGTAACTCTGTAGCAAGCACAACTATTACAGCAGGAGGTTCTGGATATAGTTCAGCTCCTACTGTTACATTTAGTGCAGCTCCAGCAGGCGGTATTACAGCTACAGGAACAGCAACAGTATCAGGAGGCGCAGTAACAGCTATTGTTATTACTAATCCTGGTAATGGATATTCTTCAGCTCCTACAATTTCATTCTCAGGTGGTGGAGGTTCTGGTGCTACAGCAACAGCTGCATTAGCATCCGATTGGGCATATAAAGATTTCTTTACTTATGCTCCATTAACTTCCCGAACAACTTTAGCTAAATCAGGCTCAAATGACGAGTTTCATTTAGTAGTAGTTGACCAAGATGGACTTATCTCAGGAACAATAGGAACAATTTTAGAAAGATTTGAAGGTCTTTCAAAGGCTTCCGACGCTAAGGGTTTAGACGGAGAGTCAATATTCTATAAAGACGTATTGAACAATCAATCTAAATACATTTATTGGACAGACCATCCAGCAGGAGACTCTACATGGGGTAACTCGCAAGCAGGTCAAACTTTTACATCAGGCTTTACAGCAGCAGAACAAACTGTTAGCTTATCAGGCGGTGTAGACGACGCTCCAGATAGTGGCGATATCCAAGCAGGGTATTTACTATTTGCAGACAAAGAGAGTATAGACGTAAGTCTTATTCTTACAGGAGATATTGGAACAACAGATCAAAAATTCGTCCAAGACAACGTAGCAAAAGTCAGAAAAGACTGTATTTGCTTTGTATCACCTCAGAAATCTAGTGTTGTAAACAACTCAGGTTCAGAGGTAACAAGTATTATAGCTAACAGAAATGCTTTAGCTGGCACTTCATATTCATTTATGGATGGCAACTATAAGTATATGTATGATAGGTATAACGATGTCTTTAGATGGGTTCCTTTAAATGGAGACATTGCAGGTCTATGTGTAATCACAGACACTAACAATGACCCATGGTTCTCACCAGCAGGATTTAACAGAGGCATTATTAGAAATGCAGTTAAATTAGCATTTAATCCTTCACAAGCAAACAGAGATGACTTATATAGTGCACAAGTCAACCCTGTAATTAATACACCTGGTTCAGGTGTTGTATTACTTGGTGATAAAACACTATTACCAGCTCCAAGTGCTTTCAATAGGATTAACGTGAGAAGGTTGTTTAACGTTGTTGAAAAAGCAATTGCTACAGCAGCTAAGTTCCAACTATTTGAATTTAACGACGCATTTACAAGGTCACAATTCACTTCATTGATTGTTCCTTTCCTCAGAGACGTTCAAGGACGTAGAGGTCTTATAGACTTTAAAGTAGTGTGTAATGAAAATAATAACTCAGCAGAGGTAATTGACAGAAACGAATTCGTAGCTGACATATTCCTCAAGCCTTCGAAGTCTATTAACTTCATACAACTAAACTTTATTGCTACTAGAACAGGAATCAACTTTAGTGAAATTGGCGGGTAACGTATAAATAAGGTATATAGGAGACAATAATGCCAAACATATCAAATTTTAGAGCACAACTAGGAGATGGTGGTGCTAGACCCAACCAGTTCGTTATTAAAATTAACTGGCCGTCTGTATGTCCTTCAGGTCTTAATTTAGACTCTAATACAAGTTTACTTGTAACGGGTGCAGCAGCCCCAGCTTCAACTGTTAATCCAGCGATTATACAGTATAGAGGTAGGGAAGTTAAATTCGCAGGAGAAAGAATATTTGACCCTTGGACTATTACAGTAGTCAATCCAAACAACTTCGGAATGCGTGCAGCATTTGAAGAATGGATGGAAGCAATGAACAACAAAGACAGTAATGAAGGTGTTTTAGCACTAGCTGATTACAGCGCACAGATCTTTATCCAACACTTGGATAGAAACGACGAACCCATTTGTGAATGGGAATTGAATGGTGCGTTTCCAATTAACATGTCAGAGATTGCATTACAATATGCACAGAACGACATATTGGAAGAATATACAGTTACGTTCCAATACCAGGATTACACTGGCGGACAGGGAAAAGGCTCAGTAACAACTAGCTTGACTGTTTAACGTTGTGCCAATTAACCAGAATGGTTAGGTAGAAGAAATTATGGATTTATTTGGATTTGAAATAAAGAGGAAGGATAAGTCTACAGGGGAGAAATCCTTTGTAGCACCAGCCGAAGATACAGCGATAGAAAGTATTAGAGCCGGTGGTTATTACGGCACCTACATGGATTTGGAAGGTGTCGCACAAACCGAGGCAGAACTAATAAAACGTTATCGAGACATAGCCATGATGGCAGATGTCGACGCAGCAGTAGAAGATATTATAAACGAATCTATTGCACAGTTAGAAAACGAATCGCCAGTAGAAATTAACATTGATGATGTCCAATTATCATCAGCTGTTAAGAAAAGAATCCTAAGTGAATTCGAGGAAATTAAAAGTATCCTGGACTTTAAGGACAGAGCCCAGGACTACTTCCGTAGGTGGTATATCGATGGACGGGTATATTTCCACAAGGTCATAGATCTTGAAAATCCTAAACTAGGGATAAAAGATGTTAGATACATCGACCCTCGTAAAATTAGGAAAGTCCGAGAAGTCAAGAAGGAAAAAAATCCTTCTGGAGTTCGAATGGTTAAGAGTGTTGAAGAATACTTTATCTATAATGATAAGGGTGTAACACAAAAGCCAGGAGCATACGTAGCACCTGAGAACCAACAAGGTTTGAAGATTACAAAAGATGCTATATGTTATGCACCAAGCGGTTTGGTAGACCAAGATAAAAACATACCTTTATCTTATCTACATAAGGCTATAAGGCCTGCAAACCAGCTTCGTATGATGGAGAATGCGGTAGTTATATATAGAATAACACGTGCTCCTGAAAGACGTATTTTTTATGTAGATGTTGGTAACTTGCCTAAGATGAAAGCAGAACAATATCTAAAAGACATCATGGACAGGTATAGAAATAAACTTGTTTACGATGCTAACACAGGAGAGATACGTGATGATAAGAAGTTTATGTCTATGTTGGAAGACTTCTGGTTACCTAGAAGGGACGGAGGAACAGGGACACAGATTGATACATTGCCAGCAGGTCAAAACCTAGGGCAAATAGAAGACGTAGAATATTTTCAACGTAAATTGTATCAAGCACTGAATGTTCCAGTATCACGTTTAGAACAACAGGCTGGACTTAACTTTGGTAGGGCAGCAGAGATTAACAGAGATGAAATGAAGTTTACTAAATTCATCATCAAGTTAAGAAGAAAGTTTAGTGTTATGTTAAACGATCTTTTGAAGACTCAGCTCTTACTAAAAGGTGTTCTAACTGAAGAAGACTTTGATGCAATAAAAGATGACATCGAATATGAGTTTGCTACAGACGCCTACTACACAGAATCTAAAGAACAAGAGATCCTAAGAAGTAGAGTAGAAGTATTAAACGGATTAGCTGCTTATATAGGAACATTTTTTAGTAAGCGTTATATACAAAAGAACGTATTAATGCTTTCAGATGAAGATATTGAGACTATCGAAACAGAATTGTTAAGTGAACCTCAGTATCAAAGACAATATCAATGGAGTCCATTGAGTGCAGTTCAAGCAGAACAACCTCAAGGACCCGAAGGAGAACCAGGCGAAGGAGTTCCAGAACCTGGTCCAGATAATGGAGCATAAATAGTATGGTAGAAAATGAAAACAATGAAGTTGAAGTAGAGGTTCACGAACCAACTACTAACGACATGTTGGACAATATGATGGCTGGTAAGGCATCAGAAGTTCAAGATAATTTTAACAGTCTAATGCACAACAGGGCAACCGAGGCTTTAGACGACAGGAAGGTAGAGCTTGCTAAGGATATCTTTAGACAGTCTATAGAAGGAACCGATGGTTCTGATTATGAGGAATTTGACAAAATGGGTCTTGTTCCAAATGAACAAATCATTGGTGATAAACTAGAAGACAATTTAGTTGATATAGATATGCAAACAGGACTACCAACAGATAAAGAGGAAACAAATGAAAACACTTAAAGAATTTAGAGAAAGACATGGTATTTCTTTACAAGAGAAACCAGTTGACGGTGTAGCTAAGGGTTCATTAGACGGCGATTCCCACATGTGCGCAAGTAAAATCTTCCACAAAGAATGGCAAGAAGGAACACCTATTATTGGCGAACACGCTGAACCAGTAAATGGGGAAGTCGCTTGGTATAAAGTTATGTTTGAACACGGTATCGAAACAGTTGATGTGAATGATCCTAATGTGGAAGTTCTTGAAGAAGGACCACATGGCAATCATAAAAAATCAATGAAAAAAGGATATTAATTTTTTAAACAAAGGAACCAATAATGGCAGTCACAGTAAATACATTAAAGCTAACCCAAGTCCAGGGTGTAGTTAGTGTTAGGGGGACTGCAGCGACGGGAACAATAGCTCTAGCGACAACGCTAAAGAAGTCGTCCGAAACGCAAAGCTCCCCGACAGCAAATATAAAGAAACTACATTGGACACTATCTAGCGGCGCTAGCGCTAAGGTGCAACGTAACTCCGTTGTTCTATATGAACTAATGGAAAGTGGCACACTAGATATGTATGGCTTTGCAGACAATTCAGAAAACACATCAGACATAGAGGTCGTTATCGCGGGGGGAGCCGGGGGAACGGTTATTGTAGAATGTGCTAAAGTATCTGGATACGGAAGTCAACAACATCAAAACGCACCACTTGACACAGATGATAGTGGCGATATATACGACGGAGGAAGTTTAGGATAATGAGACTAATAAAAGAATTTAACGAAAGTATTTCATACTTAACGGAAGAGAGTAAAGATCCTAAAAAACCTAACGTGTTTATTGAAGGTGTGTTTTTACAATCAGATTTAAAGAACAAAAACGGCAGAATCTATCCCAAAGAAATCATGCAACGAGAAGTGCAACGATATGTAGATGAGAACGTAAAAACTAAAAGAGCTTATGGAGAGTTAGGTCACCCTGAAGGTCCAACAGTTAATTTAGATAGAGTTTCTCATATGATTACAGATCTTAGGGAAGATGGCAATAATTGGATTGGTAAAGCCAAGATAATGGATACGCCAATGGGCCGTATTGTAAAAGAACTCATTAGCGAGGGTGCTCAACTTGGAGTAAGTTCAAGAGGACTGGGCAGTCTTAAAGAGAGAAACGGCATAAATGAAGTCCAAGATGACTTTATGCTTGCCACGGCAGCAGATATTGTTGCTGATCCTAGTGCTCCAGACGCTTTTGTAAGCGGCATAATGGAGGGCAAAGAATGGGTTTTTGTTAATGGGAGATGGACAGAACAAGATATAGAGGAAGCAAAAAGCACTATTTCTAGGGCCACAATAGCGGATTTAGAAGAAGAAAAGATGCAAGTTTTCTCAAATTTTATCAATAAACTGTCCAAAATTTAAATAAATATAAATATATTAGATTAATACTATTATATTAATATATAATCCGACTTTTAAAAAAAGGAGAAAGACATGGGAGTAGAATCCAAAATCAGAGAACTGCTTGAAGGTAAGTTACAAGACGATACCGTAGCAGTTATAGACGAGCAGATGGCAGGAGACCAGCAACCACCTATGCAAGGTAGTAGCTCAAAAGCCAATTTGCCTGTTTCCTCTGGAGACGCTCACCGTCCTTTAGATAAGAAGAACAATGGTGATGCAAGCCACCCATTACAAGGCAGTTCAAATCCTAATCCTGAGATGCAGGACCTAAGCGGTTCAAGCAACCCAGAAGGTGGATTAACTAGCCCAGTAGGACAAGCAGCATCTAACAAAGCTTCTAAAGCACCTGGACTAGAAGGTTCAGGAGCAGGTCAAGCACCTAACTACAGCGGACAGGAAGATCCTCGTTCAGTCGTAAACCAAGCTAGCAACGCTGGTAACGTTTATAAAGAAGAGGATGAAGTCGAAGTATCAGACGAAGTAGAAGAACTAGACTCTGATATGGAAGTAGTAGACGACATCGAAGAATTAGATTCAGATGTTGAGGTTGAAGAAGAAGAAGAGGTCGTTGCAGAAGACACGGAATCTGAAGAAGAATATTCTGAAGAAGACATGGCAGAAGCAGAAACTCTTTTTGAGGCAGACATTGCTAACTTATTCGAGGATGAGGAACATCTCTCAGAAGAATTTAAGACTAAAGCAGCTTCACTATTTGAAGCAGCAGTAGTTGCCCGTGTAAACCAACAAGTAGAACTCATTGAGAACGAACTTGTTGAGGAAGCGGAAGAAGCTTTTAACGAAGCTAAAGAAAAACTCGTGGAAAACATCGACAAGTATCTATCATACGTGACAGAGCAGTGGATGGTTGAAAATGAGATTGCCGTTGAGAACGGATTAAAGAATGAAATCAATGAGAGCTTTATTAAAGATCTTAGGGAAACATTCCAAAATCATTACATCGAAGTTCCTGAAGAGAAATACGATGTATTAGCATCTCAACAAACAGAGATTGATGAGTTAAAATCCAAACTAGATGAAGAGATTAACAAATCTATTTCGATCAGCGAAGAAAGGGAACAACTACAAAAGGATCAGGTATTCCGTTCCGTGGTTGACGATCTAGCTGACACTGAAGTTGAAAAGTTTGCAAGTTTAGTTGAAGGTATTACATACGATTCAGCAGACGTGTATGCTCAGAAACTAAATGTTATCAAGGAAAATTATTTTCCTAAAGCTAAAACTGATGACTCAGATAGGCTAGAAGATAGCGTTGATCAGGGAGCATTATCAGAGAATACTGTGATGGACAGATATGCGAGAGCTGTAAGTCAATCCGCTAAATTTGGCGGTGTATCAACAGAATTTGATAAGGCACAAAATTAATTTTTTATAAATAATTA